ATGAATATTACAGACAATTTCCAAGATCTGAAAAACATGCTTTTAGAGATGAAACTGTTAATTCATTATTTAATTTAACTAAAATATACGAGCAAATAGATTTTAACGAAGAAATGACAAGAGAAGGTCATGTTGTTAGAGGTAACTTTGGTTGGCTAAATGGTAAAATTGATAGTAAAGTAATATGGCAACCAAATAATAAAGGTAGATTTTATATATCTTGGATACCAAACAATAAGTTTCAAAATAATATAATAATTAAAAATGGTATTAAATATCCTGGTAATGATGGCCTCGGAGCCTTCGGATGTGATAGTTATGACATCAGCGGTACTGTTGGGGGTGGTGGGTCTAATGGTGCTCTTCATGGATTAACTACGTTTTCAATGGATCCTTCAATACCTAGCACTAAGTTTTTTTTAGAATATATAGCTAGACCTCAAACAGCTGAGATATTTTTTGAAGATGTACTTATGGCATTAATATTTTATGGCATGCCAATACTTGCTGAAAATAACAAACCTAGATTACTATATCATTTAAAAAGAAGAGGTTACAGAGGTTTTTCTATGAATAGACCTGACAAATTAAGATATAATTTATCTAAAACAGAAGCAGAGCTAGGTGGTATACCTAACACTTCTGAAGATATTAAACAAGCACATGCTGCGGCTATAGAATCTTACATAGAAGAATATGTAGGTATTAAAGAAGAAGATCACGGTGATATGTTTTTTCAAAGAACATTAGAAGACTGGGCAAGATTTGATATATCAAGAAGAACAGCTCATGATGCATCTATAAGTAGCGGCTTAGCTTTAATGGCCTGTAGAAAACACATGTACAGACCTAGCGCAGAAAGAAAAGTAAAAAAACTTGATTTTGGTTTTTCAAGATATAATAACAAAGGATCAAGAAGTGAGATAATAAAATAAATATGGCAAAAACAACAGGGCAATACAGCTCATTTCCTAGTCAGGCAGTTTCCGACGGTGAAAAGCGTTCAGATGATTATGGTTTACAAGTCGCTAAAGCTATCGAGCAAGATTGGTTTAACAGAGATGGTAATGTTGGAAGATTTTATCAGTCTTCTAATCAATACAATATGCTTAGACTATATGCTAGAGGTGAACAATCTATAGGTAAATATAAAGATGAATTTTCTGTAAACGGAGATTTGTCATATTTAAATTTAGACTGGAAGCCAGTACCTATTATACCTAAATTTGTAGATATAGTAGTTAATGGTATGCAAGATAGATTGTTTTCTATAAAAGCAGTTGGTCAAGATCCTTTAGCTACAGATAGAAAAACTAAATTTGTAAAAGGTATTGAGCAAGATTTAGCAGCAAGAGAACTTTTGAAAGTTATGGAAGCAGAGCTAGGTCAAGCACCTAGGAATGTTCCAGAAGAAGAATTACCACTTAACAGCGAAGAGTTTCAATTATACATGCAGCTTAATTATAAGCAAGGTATAGAAATAGCTGAAGAACAAGCTATTAATAATGTTTTTTTAACTAATAAATATAAAAACATTAAAAAACGTATTGATTATGATTTAGCTACTATAGGTATTGGTGCTGGTAAATGTACGTTTAATAATACTGATGGTATAAAATTAAATTATGTTGATCCAGCTAATTTAATATGGTCTTATACTGAAGATCCTGATTTTGCTGATTGTTATTATTTTGGTGAAGTTAAAAGAGTAAAATTAAATGAATTAAAAAAAGAGTTTCCTGAAACTTCTAATGAAGAGTTTAGAGAACTTGCAAGACAAAGCTATGACTGGACTTCTTACAACGACAACACTAATGCTCAAAACAATAACGATGACAATATTGTTTCAGTACTATATTTCAATTGGAAAACTTGGGAAAATAACGTATATAAAATAAAAGAAACATCTACAGGTGCAAATAAAGCTATTAAAAAAGATGACACTTTTGATCCACCAAAAGATCAAAGATCTAGATTTGAAAAAGTAGCTGAAGCTGTAGAAGTAGTTTATGAAGGTGTTTTAATATTAGGTTCTAATACTTTATTAAAATGGGAAAAGGCTTCTAACATGGTAAGGCCTAATTCTAATACTAATTTAGTATTAATGAATTATGTTGTTAGTGCGCCTAGAATATATAGAGGTGCTATAAATTCTTTAGTTTCTAAAATGATGCCTTATGCTGATTTAATTCAGTTAACGCATTTAAAAATGCAACAAGCTATACAAAAAATGACACCTTCAGGTGTTTATTTAGATGCAGATGGTTTAGCTGAAATTGATTTAGGTAATGGTACTAACTATAATCCGCAAGAAGCATTAAACATGTACTTTCAAACAGGATCTATTATAGGTAGATCGCTTACTGTAGATGGAGAACAAAACATAGGTAAAGTACCTATTACAGAATTACCAGGCGGTGGCGGTGGTCAAGTTCAAATACTTGTTGGTGCTTATAATCAGTATATACAAATGATGCGTGATATAACTGGTTTAAATGAAGCTAGAGATGGTTCTGATCCAGATCCAAAAGCATTAGTAGGTGTACAAAAATTAGCTGCAGCAAATAGTAATGTGGCAACAAGACACATATTAGACAGCAGCATGTCTATAACAACAAGACTTGCTGAATCTATAGCTTTAAGGTTTAAAGATGTTTTAGAATATCATCCAACTAAAGAAGCTTTTATAAGTGCTATAGGTCCATTTTCAGTAGGATCTTTAGAAGAAATGAAAAACATGCATCTGCATGATTTTGGTATATTCTTAGAACTTGAACCAGACGAAGCAGAAAAAGCTATGTTAGAAGCTAACATACAAGCAGCACTAAGTCAAGGTAGTATATTTTTAGAAGATGCTATTGATGTTAGAGAAATAAAAAACGTTCAATTAGCAAATCAACTTCTTAAGTATAGAAGAATTAAGAAACAACAAGTAGATCAACAGCAAGCTCAAGCAGCTAGCGCAGCACAAGCTGAAGCACAAGGCCAAGCACAAGTTGTTGTTGAAAATGCTAAAGCTCAAGCTGAGCAAGTTAAAACAGAATCTAAAATACAATACAGACAAGCTGATATTGAGTTTGAAATTAAAAAACTTGAAGTAGAAGCTAGAACAAAAAGAGAATTAATGCAGTTTGAATATGAGTTAAATGTTCAATTAAAAGAATTAGAACTACAAGCTCAAAAAGAATTAGTAGAAAAACAAAGTGAAACTCAAAAAGACGTTGCGGCAATGAAAACCTCAACAGCAAGTTTATCTGGACCACCGGATAGTGGTAAGCCAGCTAAATCATTTGAATCAAAAGGTAATGATGTACTAGGCGGTATTGATTTATCTAGGTTTGAACCAAGATAAAAAAAAATTAATTATTATATTATATTATGGAAGAAAAAGTACAAGTAGAAGTTATGCCAGATGCAGACACAAGTCAGCAAAGTCAAGAAGAAACTGTTTTAGAACAAGCAGTTGAAAAAGGAGAAGTAAGTCAAGAGTTTGGTTTACAAGACGATGGTGTATATAAAATAAATTTAGATGAACCTTTAAAAACAGAAGAAGATGCCGTTCAGGAGCGAAAAACAGAGGAGGTATCTGTGGATGAACCATCCGGAGATAGCAAAGAGGTGGACAGCGAAGTACGGGTCGAACCCAGTAAAGAAGAAACTAAAGAAGAACAGCAAGAAGAAAAAGAAGAAGAAGTAGCTGATGTACCAGATTCTCCATTAGAATTAATAAAAGATGAAGAGGTTGAAGAAGAAAAAACAAAACAACCTGAGTTAGTACAAGAAAAAACTGTTGAAACTAAAGAAAATGTTTTACCAGAAAATATTGATAAACTAGTAAAGTTTATGGAAGAAACAGGCGGTACAGTTGAAGACTATGTTAGTCTCAATCGCGATGTTTCTAAAATGGACAATGTTACTTTATTAAGAGAATACTATAAAAACACAAAACCCCATTTAAATGCAGATGATGTTGAATTTTTATTAAACAAAAATTTTGCATATGATGGAGATGCGGATGATCCGCAAGAAATTAAAGCTAAGCAATTGGCTTTTAAAGAAGAATTATTTAATGCTGAAAATCATTTTAATTCTAGTAAGGATAAATATTATGCTGATCTTAAGTTAAGAAAGCAAAATGATATGTCTCCAGAACAAATTGAAGCAATTGATCATTACAATAATTATAAGCAACAACAAACCATAAGTGAGACTAAAACGAAAGAATTTAGACAACAAACAGATCAAGTTTTTAACGAAAATTTCAAAGGTTTTGATTTTAAGGTCGGTGAAAACAAGTATAGGTTTAAAGTTGATAACCCACAAAAGGTTAAGGAATATCAATATTCTATTAATAATTTTATTAATGAACATGTAGGTAAGGATGGAAACTTTAAAGATGTTGAAGGTTACCATAAAGCAATGTTTGCTGCAAAAAATGTAGATAAAATAGCTGGACACTTTTACGAGCAAGGCCGTGCCGATGCTATAAGAGAAAGTGCAAAAAAAGCAAAAAATATAAACATGGATCCTAGAAAGGATAATGCTTCTATGCCTAAAAACAATACATCTGGAATAAGAGCTATTTCAAATGATAATGATAATCCTAATAAGTTGCGCGTTAAATGGAATAAATAATACTTAAAATCAAAACAAATGGCTTTTACAGGCGGTATACCCGCACCATTACAACCCACGCAAACAAAAAATATGTATGCTGGGAATTACATTAACTTCACTGATACAAATTTTGCACAGTGGGGACAACAATTTTTACCTGATGTATACGAAAAAGAAGTAGAACGATATGGCAATAGAACTATCGGAGCTTTTTTACGTATGGTATCAGCGGAAATGCCTTCAGCTTCTGACCAAATCATATGGACAGAACAAGGAAGATTACACACTAGATACGTAGGATGTTTACATGTAGCTAATAACGCAGCAACAGCAGCGTCAACAGGAGCAGCAGCAACAGCTGGTGGTAATGTACAACATTATAACGTACCTGCAGCAGCTCAAACGGCGGTTGAAAGCAGCGGAAGTACAACGCAAAAAACTACACAAGTTAACTTTAGAATAGGACAAACAGTAATGATCCAAAAGCAATCAAGTGCTACATCAGCGGTTGGAGCAGCTGGAGCACCTGTTGTTAAAGGTGTAGTAACTTTTGTTAGTGCTCAGCATTTTTCAATCAAAACTTACGGTGGAGTTCCAGCTATTACTACAGCTGATCGCTTTACTGTTATTGCTTATGGTTCAGAATTTGCAAAGGGAACATCAAGTTTTACTGGTAAATTAGATCCTAGCTATGCTACTTTTGCTAATTCGCCAATTATCTTAAAAGAAAACTATTCTATCAATGGATCTGACACAGCTCAGATTGGTTGGATTGAAGTTACTTCTGAGAACGGTGCCAATGGATATCTTTGGTATATGAAATCAGAGCATGAAAATAGACTTCGTTGGGAAGACTATTTAGAAATGTCTATGGTTGAAGGTGAATTACAGGATGGAACAGGTGCTGTATTAGGATATGGATCAACTCAAACTGCTAAAGGTACTGAAGGTTTCTTTGCTTCATTAGAAGCTCGTGGAAACGTTTACTCTGGATTTGGAGCGCAAGCTGCAGGTGGTGGAGCATTAACTGACTTTGATGCAGTTCTTAAGCAATTAGATAAGCAAGGTGCTATAGAAGAAAATATGCTTTTCTTAAATAGAAATCTTTCTTTAGAAATTGATGACATATTAGCACAGCAAAATGGAGCTTACGCTGGTGGTACTTCTTATGGAGTATTCAACAACGATGAAGATATGGCACTTAATTTAGGTTTCTCTGGTTATCGTAGAGGTTCTTATGACTTTTATAAGACTGACTGGAAATACTTAAATGACTGGGCTACTCGTGGAGGTTTTGGCGATATTGAAGGTGTATTAGTACCAGCAGGTACTTCTACTGTTTATGACCAACAATTAGGTCAAAATATCAAGCGTCCATTCTTACACGTTAGATATAGAGCTTCAGAAGTTGATAATCGTAAAAACAAATCTTGGGTAACAGGATCTGTTGGAGGCGCAGCTACAACTGATGTTGATGAAATGAGAATGAACTACTTAAGTGAAAGATGTCTCATTACACAAGCGGCAAATAACTTTGTTTTATTCAAAGACGCTTAATTTTTTAACTACAGGATACGGGCTCTTCGGAGCCCAGTATTCTTATTTTATATTATTTAATCATGACTACAACAATAACAAAAAAACAAGTGTCTAGAGTTTCTCCTTTAGAAAAAAATTGGGAAATAAAAGACAGAACATACGCATTAACTAACAATAGAGCTCCTATAACTTGGACAATACAAACAAAAGGTTCTCCTCGTAATCCATTATTATGGTTTAATGAGTCTACTGGTGAAAATAGAGAAATAAGATTAGCCTCTAATTTTCCTAGTATTTTTGTTGATGAACAAAAAGGACAAGCACTTTTAGAACATATTATATTTGAAGAAGGTGTTATATTTGTACCAAGAAATAAACAAAACGTTCAAAAATTAATGTCTATATATCACCCTTTAATAGGTGTTTTATGGGAAGAAATTGATGATGTAAAGGATGCTGAAGATGAAGTTGATTATGTTGAACATGAATTACAAGCATTAAATCTTGTTAATGAATTAGATATAAGCCACTTAGAAGCTATAATGAGAACAGAATTAGGTTCTAATGTTTCTAGATCTTCTTCTAAAGAATTAAAAAGAGATGCATATCGTTTTGCAAGAAATAATCCTAAGCTATTTATAGAATTAAGCGAGGATGAAGATTTGCAATTACGTAATTTAGCCAATAGAGCAGTTGAATCAGCTATTATTAAATTAACAGATAATAATACTGTATTTAAATTTCCTAATGGTAAAAAAATAATGACAGTTCCATTTGAGCAAAACGCTTATGGGGCTTTAGCACAGTATTTTAAAACCGATGAAGGTTTAGACTTGATGAAGTCTATTACTAAAAAACTAGGCTAGAAAACCTGATATAGAGTGAGAAATCAACTCTATATCAACAACATTAATAATAAAAAAAATAAATGGTAAATATAAACACTGTATATCAAGCGGTTCTTGTTATTACTAACAAAGACAACAGGGGCTACATAACCCCTGAAGAGTTTAATAGTTTAGCAACTCAAGCTCAAGAATCTATATTTGCTAGCTATTTCATGAGAGAAATGACTTATGAAATGCAAACTGGTGGTAGTAATGTTGATAGTGATTTTTCAAATCCAACATTAACTGTTGCTCAAAAAATAAATGCATTTTATAAACTACACACACCAACTTTAACAAATGGTATATATCCATATCCTGCTGATTTTTATAAATTAGGAGTAGTAAACGTTAATGATATTGTTGCTGATTATTCATCTCATGAAGATGCTAAATACATAAACTTATCACCATTAACTTATCCAGTTCCTACTCAACCGGTATATACTTTAGCATCTAATGGTGTAAAAGTTTTACCATCTAGTGTAACTACTGGTGTTACTTTTGATTATTTATCAAAACCAACTAGACCAAAATGGGGTTATATTTTAAATGGAACTATACCTTATTATGATCCAACTGTTTTTGATCCATCAACAGATAGTTATGATACAAACGCTAAGTCTTATAATTTTGAATTAGATCCATCAGAACAATCAGAATTAATAATTAGGATACTAGCATACGCGGGTGTTGTAATTAAACAAGCTGATGTAGCTCAATTTGCATTAGGAAAAGAACAAAAACTTGAAACAACTGAACAATAATGGCAATATCAAGAAAACCTTTAGACGTAGATAATTACTCAGCATTAGATGGAGGAAATGGTACAGATATACCAGGATCATACAGAAGAACAAATATAAATGATATTATAAATAACTTTATGGTAGCTTTTGTTGGTGATGGAAAAACATTGACAAAGGTGCCTAGATATGAAGTTGCGTTTTGGGCTCAAAGAGCCGTACAAGAATTTAGCTTTGATGTTTTTTATTCTGAAAAAGCAATAGAAATACAATTAAGTTCTACATTACAAATGTCTTTGCCGTCTGATTATGTTAATTATGTTAGTTTTTCTTTTACTGACAAATATGGTAACATGAGACCTATAATGCCATCTCAAACAACTAAACCAAACAATGGCGTTGCTCAAGATGAAAATTATCAATATCTTTATGATCAAACAGGTAATATAGTATTTGCAGAAACATCAGATACAATAGATCGTTATCAAAAAGCAATATCACTTTTAACAGTTGAAGAGCTATCTAGTTACTACATCGGATATTATAATAGCATATATGGTCCAGAAAACATAGGAGGCATGTGGGGTCAAAGGTATGGATTGACACCTGAGCTTGCTAACATGAATGGTACTTATGTTTTAGACTTAACAGCTGGACAAGTTTACTTTAGCTCTGGCTTTCAAGCTGATGATTTAATTACGCTAAGGTATATTTCAGATGGATTAGGTGAAAACGGAGATTTTTCTAACGTTTTTGTACCTAAGCTAGCACAGGATGCTGTGATGGCATCTATGCTTTATAACTTAACTAAGCTTAGACCTTCTACTGTACAAATATCTGCTTTATATAAAAAAGAAGCAGCAGCTAAAATGCGTAATGCAAAAATTAGATTATCTAACATGAAGCTTCCTGAGATGACTCAAATATTTAGAGGTAAATCTAAATGGATTAAACACTAATAAATTAGTATGCCAGAAATTAAAAGAATGTTCAACGGTGGCCGAATGAATCGAGACCTAGATGATAGGTTAGTGCCAGCTGGTGAATATAGAGAAGCATTAAATATAAATGTAGGTAAATCAGAAAGTGCCGACATGGGTGCTATTGAAAATTTACTAGGTAATATTCAAGTTGCATCTTCAGGTATAACTGGTGGATCATGTATAGGTTCTTATAGAAGCAATAGTGATGATAGAATATACTTTTATGTAACTTCAAATGATTCTTATGATGGAAGTAATGGTGGAGAGCACGGTATTTTTTCTTACGATCAATCATCTAAACAATTAAGAACTTTAGTTAGTGGTTCATCGTTAAATTTTCACAAAGATTTTAAAATATCAGGCATTAACTTAGTTGATGATCTTTTATTTTGGACAGATAATCGTAATCCACCAAGAAAAATAAATGTTGTAAGAGCAGTAAATGATCCTACATATTATACATCTGGTGCTTTTGATAACTTAGCTTCAGTAGCTAAGTTTGCACCATATGAATCACCAACTGTTTTAGCGGTAGGTTCAAATGATGAACAAGGCCAACCAATAACATCTAACTTTTTAGAAGATAAAATGGTTAGATTTTCATACAGATGGAAATTTGATGATGGTGAGTATAGCACATTAGCACCTTTTAGTACAACTATATTTTCAAGACTAGGTAATCCTGATACAATATCTACAAGCATTAATGACTTTGGAGAAATAGAAACATTTGTAAATGCTATAAAATCTGTGCAATTACAAATACCTACTCCAGCCGGATATGGCATTACTCAAGTTGAATTAATATATAAAGAAACAGGATCTAGCGCATTGTATGTTGTTGAAGATAAGCCTGTTGCAGGTGAAACATCTATAAACTTTTTCTATGCATCTCAAGATCCATTTAGAACTTTACCAAGTGATCAATTAACAAGAGTATATGATGCTGTTCCTAGAATAGCTCAATCTCAAGAACTAGTAGGTGCTAGATTAGTTTATGGTAATTTTTTACAAAACTACAACATACCTAATATAAACTTTAGCGTAAGTAGAACTGGTGAAGATTCATCAAGAATAAGCTGGGGGCCAGGTAAAAATCCTCTTTCTTTAAAATCAAGAAGAACATATCAAATAGGTATTGTTTTAGCCGATAAATTTGGTAGACAATCGCCTGTAATATTATCAAACTCAGGCGGTGATACTGTTTTTATAGATCCAAACACGGGTTCAGCTGATTCAACAACTGCATTTAATGCTTTGAGAATTACTTTTGCAGATCCTACAAACGAAATACCTTCTTGGGCTTACTCATATAGAGTTGTTGTTAAACAACGTGAACAAGAATATTACAATTGGATATCAGGTGTGTCATCAGCTAATACTGTTGAAAGATTAGGTGATAGTCAAAATAAAATACCAAGAGATCAAACAGCTGCTATACCACCAAGTACTTCAGCTACAATATCTCCATGTGACGTATCTGTTTATCCTAAGTACGTAGGAGGTCAAAATATATTTTCTACAACATACGGAGCATTACAGTCAATACAATCTATAGCTAATCCAACAGGCACAGCGTCTACAACTACGGTAAATAATTCTGGTACAAGCGTAACGTCTGGTATATGTGTTTTTGAAACGCAACCAGTAGAGTCTGATTTAGATATATTTTATGAAACATCTACAGGTGGTTTAGTATCATCTATAACAGGTGTAGCAATAAACATAGATTTTTTTAATTCTTATTTATTAGACTTTAATCCAACTGGATCAGGAGCACATATAGAATTAAATAGACTAAGAGCTGCTTTTAATGAAACTTTTTTTGATGTAGGTGTTAGAGCTTATGTTGTTCAAGAAAACTTTGCAGAAGAGCTAAGATTTAACACTCTAATACACTCTAGTGGACTTTTTAACTCTAGAACAGGTATTAACTATATAAATCAATTTAATGAGTCTGAAGGCGGTTTAACAATATCAGTAGATCCACAAGACGGAGCTATACAAAAACTTGCTGCAGACGATACTCAACTTTTAATATTTCAAGAAGATAAAATATCTAGATCACCTATTGATAAAGATTTTATATATTCAGCTGAAGGTGGTCAAATACCTGTAACTAGTAATACACAATTTTTAGGTACAGTTGCACCTTATGCAGGTAGATTTGGAATATCTCAAGATCCATTATCATATGCTGAGTTTGGCTTTAATAAGTACTTTACAGATAAAAACAATGGTACTGTATTAAAATTAACACCTCAAGGTATACAAGAAATATCTAGTATAGGTATGGCTGACTTTTTTAGAGACGCATTAAAAGCTTCAACAAGTATTGTTGGTAGTTATGATGAATACTCTAGTTTGTTTATGTTAACAATAGTTGGTCAAGGCCTTGATGGTAACGAAGATACAAACGTAGGCACAGCTGCAGATGGATATTTAACATTAGCGTTTGACGAAAACTCTCAAGGCTGGAGTAGCTTTAGATCTTTTAATCAAGAATCAGGTTTAAGCTTAAATAATACTTATTACACGTTTTTTACAGGTAACCTATGGAAACATAACGATCCAACGGTTGGTTTTAGAAATAACTTTTATGGCTTAGGCACTCAACCATCATATGTTGAACCTATATTTAATGAATCTCCTTCTACTATAAAACAATTTAACACTATAGGTTATGAAGGATCAACTGGTTGGACATTAGATTTTATTGAAACAGATGTTTCTAGTATGGGTACATTGCCCACTCCTGCAACAATAATATCTACATCGTTGCAGATAATAGGTACAGCTGTAAATGGTAGTGTTACAGGTGAATCAACATTAATTGGTAAACAAAACGATGTTATAACTTGGATAATAACAGCAAGACCTATAAGTTCTGCTTATAATTTTATTTTACCTACAGATATAACTCTTTCAGGTAATACAAGTTTAAGTGTTATAAATCCAACTAGTTTAACCTCTGAAGGTAACATAGTATTTAGAGTTTCTTACACTGTTGGAAGCACAGATTCTATTCAAACAATAAATGTTGGTGGTGTAGGTGCTGTGTTAGCTAATTTACCTGCTTTATTAACAATAAATACAGATGATGCTGTAACATTCTCAGATCTTACGCCTGCATCTCAAGTGTTTAATAATGCCGGTACAGGTCAAGCTCAATTTACTTTATTAGCAGAAGATGGATATTATATAGATCCAAGTAATGTAACTTTAGATACATCTGGAATATCTTCATTTAATCCTGTTTTACCGCCGGTTGTTACAAGAGCAACAGCTCCACTACCTGCAATAGCTAATAATAAAGACAATGCAGTATATACTTATAATTTAACAGTGCCAGCTTTACCAGCTTCAGGAACAGTTGATGTAACTGGAACTGCAACAGCTAAAACTAATTTAAGTTGGACAATACCTACTGTTAATATGACTAACGCAGTATTTAGTTCGCCATATCCTGGAACAATATACAAAGTTTCACCTTTTGATGAATCTAATGTTACAGCAACAGTAACATATACAGGTATACCTAGCACTAAAACAATGACGCCTACTAGTGCTACATTTGCTATAACAAATGGCTCTGCAGGTGGCGCAGCAGTCGCATCTACAACAAATACAGCTATAGATGCGGGTACAAACTTTAGTGCGGTGTATAGTATTGTGTTAACTTCACCTAGCGTTGATATAGGTGCTATAACAACTGTAACAGGTGGACCAGTTGATGCTCAAGTAGGATCAACAGCTGAACCTCCGTTTAATGCAAGCGGTTCAAGTCCAGCTACGATTACTGCATTAAGTAATGTTAGCACAGAGTTAGTTCCATCAGATCCTTGGATATTAATAAATGGTAGTAATGCTACTGTTAATTTAACTGCAGAAGAAACTTTTACGGTATCTGTAAGCGATAATAATACAGGATCACAAAGAGGCGGAAGTATTTCTGTAACTAACACTAATCCTAGAGTAACAGGATTAACACCAGGAAGTATAACAATATCTCAATTATCATAATATGGCTATAGTAAATTTTCCTTTTCAAGAAAAAGAAGGTAAGTATTTTGCACCTATAAGTTCGTCAGAACCTAACTATAAAGTTGTAGGTGGATCTTTAGTTCAAACAGATAACAAGATTGTGGGTGGAATAAAAGGTGCTTACGCTTCAGTAAGACTTACACTTCCTGTTCCAGCCGCAGCTAGTTATGCTGAACTATTTGCAATAAATTCAGAGTCGGTGTACTCTTCACAATAAATATTATTAAATGAAATTAAGTAAAAAAGAAGAAGCTCTACAAAATAAACAGAATTTTAGAGACCTGTGTATGGATGTTGAGCAAAGATTATTAAATATTCCTGAATCAGTTAGTGGTGATGAATTAGAAAAAATAATGCCAACCAAAAGCACTTTTGCAGATGGTTGTTACATTAGAGAAATATTTGTTCCTGCTGGTCAATTTTTTACAACAGAAATACATAAAAAAGATCATCCTTTTTTTTTATTAAAAGGTAAATTATCTATGGCATCAGAAAATGGAACTTTAAATATAGAAGCACCTTTTCATGGTATAACTAAAAAAGGAACCAAAAGAGCTGTTTACATACATGAGGATGTTATTTTTATAACAGTTCATGCTACAGAAAAAACAACAGTAGAAGAAGTAAGAAAAGATGTATTAGCTGAAAGCTTTGATGATCCAGCTGTTCTTTTAAACAATAAATAATAAAAAATGGATATATTATTAATATTACAACCTTTGCAAGATGCTTGCATTAATTTATCTAGTGAAATAAATACTGATATAATAAAAGGATCTTTTGTAGCAGTAGGAGTTGGAACAGCTGCTCTAGTAACTGCTGGTGCTGCTGTTGTTGCTGGCGGAGCTAATGCTTTGATAAAATCAAAAGGTATAAAAGATAAAAAGAAAGATGCGGCAGAAAAAGCAGATTTACTTGAGGAAGAAATTAAAGAATTAGAAAACATTGAATTTACTAATGCATATGAAGGTATGGAAGGCGCTTCTTATGATCCAGCACAAGCAGAATTAGCTCAATTAAAAGAAAGAGCTAAATTTGGAGATCCAGCTCAAAGAGAGGCTAATACTTTAGCTCAAGCACAAGGATATTCAGCTCAAGGATACGAAGGAGAAGGGTATACATCTCAAGGTTATACAGCTCAAGGTACAAATATTGGACAATTACAAAGAGGTGCTAATACAGGTTTAACAAATACAATGAATAACTTGCAAGTTTCTACAGCAGCCGCTGAAATGCAGGCTCAAGAAGCAGATCAAGCTTTAGCTGCATCACAAGATTTAGCTGCTCAAGCTGGTACTGGTGCTGGTGGCGCAACCGCTTTAGCCGCTGCTGCTGCAAAATCTAAACAAGGAGTTGCCTCTAGTATTGATCAACAAGTTAAACAAAACGAAATGTTAAGGGCTCGTGGTGAAGGAGAATTACAAAGAGCACAATTAGCTCAAGGCAATTTAGCATCACAGTTTGACTTAGGCCAATCACAATTTAATGTTGGCGCAGTAAATCAAGCTGCGCAATTTGGTGCTCAAGCAGCTAATCAAGCAGCTCAGTTTGGTGCTGATGCAAAAAATCAAGCTAATAGATTTACAGCAGATGCTATGAATACACAAGCAAGGTTTAAAGCACAGGCTCAAAATCAATTTGCTCAGTCAAGATTTCAAGCTGCTAATGCAATGGATCAATTTAATATTGGTGCTCAAAATCAATTTAGCATGGCAGACACACAATCTCAAAACCAGTATAATTTAACTGAGTTTGGTGCTGGAAATCAAATGAATCAATTTAATACTAGCGCTACTAACGAAGGATTAAAATTTGAAGCACAATCAGGTTTTGAAGCTGATAGATTATCAAGAGCAGGCGACATGGATACTCAAGGTAGAGAATACCAACAGCAATCTGATATAACACAAATAAGAGGAGGACAATCTGTGAATGCAGATGCTTTAGTACAGGGACAACAAGAGGCAATAAGAGGATCATTAACAGCAGGTATAAGCGCCGCCGGCAAAGCTGTTGGTGATGGTGTGTATTATAAAAAAGGATATGGACCAAACTAATAATCAATAAATTAATATGGCAATTTCATGGGATTTTACAGCTGCTGCAAAAGCGCAAGCGGCTGGTAGAGCTGCTGCGGCTAAAGAAACAGCTAATGCAATAAATTCAGTATCTTCAAGCATGCGACTTCAAGAGACAAAAAGAAGAAATCAACAACTTGAAAAAGAAAGACAAGATAGAGCTGCACAAGCTCAACAGCTTGTTGTTGATAAGTTTAATAGAGAAACTGAAAACACTTTCAAAATACCAGCAGGAGCAGATGGTAAAGATTATAGTAATGTTAATCAAATATTTGACTACTCAGCTAATCAACTTGTAAAAACATATACTAGTATTTACAATGATAAAGACATGGATAGTGATAAGAGAGCTATGGCTTTAAAAAAGTTGACAAATCAAATACCTTTATTAAAAAATGCTCAAGCAACATTAAATACTAATATAGCTTCTTTTGCAGAAGGTGCTTTAACTGGTAATATATCTAAAGCAATGGAACCTCAGTGGCAAGAAATGTATGAGGAATTGGCTGATGGTAAATTTGGTGGAGGCATTGATTATGTAGATGGAGAAACTAGATTAATAGGCAAAACAAGTAGTGGTTATGATATTAATTTACCATTAAGAGATTTTCAAAAAAATTTACCAGGAATTCAAGAAAGTGCTGGTAATATTACAGATGTTTTAGATGTAACTAGAAATACGTATAAAACAAAATACAAAGCATATTTAGATAATCCTTTAAAAAATCCTTTACCAGTTTTTGATTTGAAACAAGAAACAAATGATATATCTAAATCAATAGGAGAGTTAGGAGAAAATGGATATAAAAGGTATGGTATGGATGTTTTAAAATATACTGAAGAAGAATTAGATGAAAAAATTCATAAGTATATGACGGGAGAAGTGTCTAGACCTTCTATGCCTGGAAAAACATTAGGTTCTTTAACAAAAGAACAACAAATAAGATTTGGAAATGATAATGCTAAGATGACAGAAGCTGAAGCAATGCTATATGCTACTGACGATTTAGCTGCAGAAATGGCACAAATACAAAAAACTTATTTAGATCAAACTCGTTTTTTAAAGCCTATTGAATCAAGACCAGATGCTTTATTTATTCAACAAACTGATCAAGGTTATCAAAATAAAGAAGGTGGTTTTAATATAGATGATATAACTATTGAAGATGACAAATATGCTCCTAATGTTAAAGACTTTAAAGAAGAAAATGAAGTTATAACAATAATAAAAGGCGGTGCTGAAAGCAATGAAGGTACACCTTTTCCAGATAAAACTATAAAAATAGATTTAACTAATTCTGATGATGTTTTAGAATATATCACTGGTCCAGATTATATGAGATATGCAAAAGGACAAAAACAACAACAATTAGCTAATAAAAAAGCTATAATAAAAGCTAATGAAATAGCGAAAGAAAACATTGCAAAAAGAAAAAAAAGAATAAAAGACGCTAGAGATGCTAAATTAAAGCAAATAAAAACAACCAATACTTCTACTGGAATGCTAGGTATAGTTCCTCCAGTAAATCTTCCCTAATAAACAATAATAATAATATTAAGTATGTTTGAATACAACGGTACACAATTTTCACTTGAACAAGTAGAAGAGGCTGCATTAGCTAAAGGATTGAGTGTTGATGAATATGTAAATGAGTATGGTATCACAAAAAAAGATGATACATTAGAAGAAGTAAAGACAGAAGCCGTTGTAGAGGACGAGATTGCACCTGCAGCGGCGGAAACCGTCGTTACGGAATCGCAATCGGATCTTGGTTCGTCGGAATCACAACCTAATACTGTAGAAGAAGATTTTGATATAGAATCAATTAAGTTTCAATTTGATAAAGGTAATTTTGAAATGGATCAACGTAAGGCTTATGAAAAATATAAGTCAACAGGCGAGATCGACGAATCTTTACTAGGTGAAAAAACTAAAATAGCCGTTAATGAAAAAGGAGAAAAGTTAAGTAGTTTAGAAGCATTTAAAAATGCTATAATAGAAAACGTTCCCACTCTTTTTGATATGTCAATAGAAAATTTTAATGCTCTAAAGTATCAAACAATTGAAGAGACTGGTAAAATAGGTGTTAATAATTTAGGATTTGGCATAGGCGCCAATGTTTTAGATACTCCTAAGCAGGTAAAATTAAAAAAAGAACAAGCTACAAAAATAAACAATGCTTTTGATAAAGAAAAAATAGAAATATTTAATGAATTACAGAAATTAAGAAAAAATTTAAAAACAACAGGTCAAGGTTTTGTAGAAGGAGCTAAACAAGGAGACGTTGCTAGTATGGTTGGAGGTGCGGCTAATGGATTCGCAAGCGTTTTAACATCGGCAATTCCAGCTATGATTGGTGGGGCCGCTGGTACTGTAGTTGGTGGACCTATAGCTGGTACTATAGCAACAGTTGGAACTATTTTTTCTACACAATTAGCTCCTCAATTTTATGTTGATTTTAATGTAGAAAATGCTAAAGCATTATATCCTAATCTTCCTGAGGAAGAAGCCATAGCTAAAATGTTTAAAGAGAATAAAGAACAAGTTGCAACACCTATGCTTTTAGCTGGAGCTGCTTCTGGTTTAGAAACTATTGGCGTTAAAGGGCTTAGTGGAGCTCTAACTGGTAAATTAGCTTCTAAAGGTGCTAAAAATTATGCAAAAGCAATGCTTGCAGGATTTGGTAAAAATGGATTATTAGCAAAAGCATCTAAAGCTGCGCCAGGTACTGTGGGCGCTTCTGCAGAAACTATTACAGAAATTTTTCAACTTCCTTTAGAATTAATTAATCAAGCTGAAGCTAAAAAATTAAAAGGAGATGAATATACAGATTATATTTCAGAAAACTTTTGGGATCAAGTTCCTGAGGTAATAGCACAGTCTTTTATTGGAAGTAGATTATTTATAACAGGTGGTTCTCAATTAAGAAAAGCAGCTAGAATAATTAGAGATCATGCGCCTGTTCACACTCAAGGTACTGCATCTAATTCTTTATTTAGCTTAGGCGTTTTAAAGCAAAGACAAGCATTGACTAAAGATCCTGATGTTAAACAAGGTATGCAAGATGCTATTAATGTTGTTGAATCTCAACTTAAAACAGAATTAAGAAGAGGTAATAAGCTTGCTAGAAAATTATCTGATAAAGATATTGATACTGTTATAAAAGCTAATGATGAAATAACAAATGCCCAAGAACAAATTGAAAATCTAGAAGAACAAAAAGAATTTGGTTTAGACAATACTGATTACCAAATGTCTAGAGATGGTTTTCAATTAAAAATAAAACAAGCAGATCAAAAAATATCTGAAATTTTAACTAGAGTTGCTGATGAATCTACACAAAATATAAGAAATAAAGATGGTTCATTTACGGAAGAATATAAAAAAGAATTAGAAAAAATACGATTAAGCATTATAAAGCCAGCTACAAGTAAAGTAACAAATCAAGAAAAATTAAATAATGATTTAATTGATTTACAAGCTAAGCTTGATGAAGGTTTAATATCAGAAAATCAATATGAAGCAGATTTTACTAGATTAACATCTGAGTATGCCGCTAAAAATAACGACATTAAAAATAAAGTATTTAAAGTTAATGAAAGTGTTGAAAGCGTTAAGGAAAGTAGTATTCAAGCGTCAAAAGATTTACAACAAGCTTTTGATGATGGCGTAACAGAAGGCACTATAACAAAAGATAAAGATGGTAAAAATGTAATATCAGACAAAGCTTTTAAAGCTATAATTAAAACACAAAAGCCTTTTATAAAAAAACTTTCAAATCAAGTTTACAACGCAATACCACAAGATTTACGTAGAGGAACTAAAGCTGAATATGAAAGTAATTTAGAAACAGAATTATTAGACGTATTAAGAACATATAATAGATCTATACCTTTAGGTGCTTATGTTCAAGGTATATTAAGAAAAAGAGCAGTAAGTGCTAGAGCTTTAGAAGGTATATCTAATCAAACTTTTAATAAAGATTTAGAAAGCAATGCTGTTCAAAGTATTATAGCTGAAGAAGATTCAGAAGTTGCACCAGAAATTAAAAATATAAATACAGCTAAAGCTTTGAACATTAGTAACGATTTATTAACAACAATTAAAAATGTTGCTAAAAGATCTTTGTTAACCACACAACAAAAAGTAGATGCAACTAAATTTAAATCAGATATAGCTAAGACTTTTAAAGATGCTTTATATACTGATATAAAACAAAAGCTAGGACTAAAAGATACTAAAACAAATAAAGGTTTAACTAATGCTATAGAAGAAAATCCATCGGCTTTTTACGATGCAATGTCAGTTGAGGCAATGCGTAAAGCTAGAGGTAAAGGTGGTATAAATCCTTTTGTAGAAGCTGGTTTTTTAAAAGATGTTAATGGAGTTTTAGAAAAAGTTTCATTAAATAAATTAGGCGTTGACGGTATATTAAATTATATAACAGATCCTAATATAGCTAAAAACACTAGATCAGATAGACAGATGCATTTAGTTGAAGCATTAGCTGTTTCTATGGGCGCACGTGAAGCTATTAATCTATTAGAAAATGATACTGAGTTTAGACAGAGGTTTGCTGAGCAACAACAACAAGAACAACAAACTGAAGAGTTTAAAAAAGCTGCTGTTGATGTTTCTGTTAACAAACAAAAACAATCTTATATAAATTTAGTAGGAAAAAAAGCTTATGATTTACTAAAATATATATCTACATCTTTAAAAGCTAAAAATATTGGTCAAGTTTTAAATGCTTTAGATATAGATTATATTGGTATAAATAACAAAAGTAGAGTTAAAATACAAAGTCAAGTTTTAAACGCAATAAAAAATGGAAATATTCCATCTTGGGTTTTTGAATCTGCAATGTTTGGTGTTGGTGGTGCTGTAAATTCTACTGTTACAGTGGATGATTTTATTGGTAAAATAGACGGAATAAATTTTGAATCTAAAGATGGTAATGTTAGGTTTAAAAGTAAAAACGGTAAATTTAAACCATTAAGAAGATACAGTTTAGCTGACGGTGGTACTATATTAAATAATGATCCTAGGTTTTTTTTAGGAACAAAGGTAAATGGAGTTATGCAACCTGGAATGACAGGTTTAGTTCCTTCAAAAAACAAACTATATTATGGTAAATCTGATCCTGCATATATAGCAGCTTTAGAAGCCGCAACTGAAAACAATAAAAACAATAAAGATTTTTCTAATTACAAAACAATAAAATTACCTAAAGGAAAAGATGGATCTGGTACTGTTGTAACAGAAGAATTTTTAAATACAATACCACAAGGTTCTAAAATAAGCAGAAAAGAACAGTCAGCTTATAATATGAATGCTTTAGAGGAAATGACTAAAATATTAAACAAAGCTGTTAATGAAAATGGTGTAGACATAGCTACTATAGCTAGGTTTATAACTGGAAGTTTTCAAGCAACGGATGGTTTAATAAAAGCAGCCGCTCCATTTAAAATAAGATCTAAAAAGTTTGAATATGGTAGAGTTCAAGACGGCGCAAGCAAAGATCAAGCTGGATTAGAACCAAACAAAAAATTAAAATACAGAGAAGAACATAGTCCCCCTGCTTCAAGAATAGCTGCTAGCATAATTTTTGGAATATCAACAAATTCTATAGATTCTATGTTTCCTTCTATTAGAAAAAACTTTTTTCAAACACAATTATCTAAAAAAGATGATGTTTTAATAGACAATAATAAACTTAGTTCTTTTTTACCAAATGGTATGACTATATTTGATGAAAATGTAGGTATAGAAAGATTAATACAATCTAAAATTAATTTAAGTTCTTTAATAGATATTGAAAGTAAAGAAAGTTTAGATAAAAAATATAAAGTTGAGGGTCCTGACACAATAGACGGAAAAAAAGCTTCTAGCGATGCATTTACTGCTAATAACTCTGATCAAGTAGAAAACTTAATTGATAGAGCTATAGCTAAGTTAACAGAGCTTACTGGAACAGAGGGTACGCTACAAACAAACTTAGGTGCTGTACCTGTTAATATACTTATTGGAGGATTAAGAGCAACTAAATTAGCTTATCAAGGTGGTAAAGCTTTAGCGGATGCAATAGCTGATGGCTATAGTAAAGTTAAAGATTATATGTCTTCTCAAGAATGGTCTGACTTTGTATCTAATTCATCTCAAGAAGTTCGTAATGAAAACAATCCTGCACAGGTTAAGTTAATGATTATGAACGAAGCTGGCGTAGCAAAACTACAAGAGCAAGTTCGTCAAGGTAATTACGGTTTATTAAAAGAATTTGGCATAGACATTGATGGTTTAACTACGGATGAAATTATTGAAAAAATAGATATTCTTAGAAAAGCTAAAGTTGTAGGTTCTAATACAAAAGCTCCTAAGAAAAAAGCTAGAGTGTTTGATTTTGATGATACACTAGCTAAGACTAATTCTAAAGTACTCTATACGCTTCCAGACACAACTACTCAAGAGTTAACAGGAACTGGTGATGCTTTTGCTATTAGAACTATAATTTATAATGAAGTTTTAAATGCAATAAGTAAAAATCCAAATATAGAACGCCTTAGGTTTAGTTCTGATGCTAGAGAGCCAAGTAGAGTTAAGTTGTATGATTTTATTACTAAAAAATTAAGCAAAGATCTTGGTTGGAAAATTGATAATTATGAAACTTCTTTTTTAGGTAAACCTAGTACTCAAGATTTTGAATTAGTAAGACCTAAAAACGGTGGTAAAAAAATAAAAACAAAAGGTAAGTATAATTTAACAGAAGATGAAGCTGGTAATTTAAATACTAACTTTGTTATTAATGGTAAAACATATGATGTTAATATTAATAATAAAGATGGAGAAAATAAAGCTGATTTTGAAGTAGAGTTTAGCCTTAATATACCTGGTGAAACAGGTAGTTTAGATGCTACGCAATTTGCTGAACAATATAATGAGTTACAGGAAGCGGGAGCAACTTTTGATTATTCAGAGTTTAACCAAGTAAAAGATGGTAGTAAAGGGCCTCTGGCTACACTTGCTAAGCGTTTTACTGAATCTAAAGGCGATAGAGATGTTTTTGTTTTAACAGCTAGACCTGCTGAAGCAGCTGAAGCTATACAAGAATTTTTAAGATCTACCTTAGGCATAAGTATACCTTTACAAAACATAAGTGGACTTGCTAATGGTAAGCCTGGCGCTAAAGCTATGTGGGTTGCTGAAAAAGTATCTGAAGGTTACAATGATGTATTCTTTGCTGATGATTCTAAAGCTAACGTTGACGCTGTGGCTAGAATGTTAGATAATTTAGGTGTAACTAAAAGAGTACAACAGGCTAAAGAAAGTGGTCAAAGAAATCTTGAAGATGAAATGGATTCACTTATAAGAGGTAAGAAAAGATCTAAAATAGGTAAGTTTCTAAGTAGGTTTAATATATACATACCTCCAGGAGCTGATGACTTTGCAGGATTACTTAAATATTTTCAAGCTAAAGGTAAATTAGGTGACGAGCAAATGAAATGGTTTGAAGAAAACTTATTAACACCTTTTGCTCAAGGTATAAATGCCTACACTACAGCTAAAGTAACACTAGCTAATGATTTTAAAGCTTTAAATAAAAGATTTAAAAACACTAGAACACTTGGTATACCTACTAAATTTAGAAGAATGCTCAGTGAAAATGTTTTAGGTGGTATATACACTAACGAACAAGCTGTTCGTGCTTATCTTTATGATAAAGCTGGTCAAGACTTAGGTCTTAATAAAGCTGATACTCAAGATTTAATTGCTCTAGTTGAAGGTAACTCTGAGCTAAAGGCTTATGCAGAAGAATTATCTAAAATAACTAAGCTAGATGCTGGTTATCCACCTATAACAGAACAATGGTTAGGTGGTAGTATTTCTACTGATATGGCTGTTGTTTCTAACAGAGCTCAAAGAGCAGAGTTTTTGCAAGAATTTACTAATAATAAAAATCAAATATTCTCTGATCAAAACATGAAGCTTATTAAGCAAATATATGGTAATGATTATACTGATGCGCTTAGTAATATTCTTGAACGAATGGAAACAGGTCAAAACCGTAAGAAAGGTAAAGATAAAGAATTTAATTCAGCAATGAATTGGATCAATCAATCTGTTGGCGCTGTTATGGCTATTAACATGAGATCTGCTATACTACAGCAAATGTCTATTGTTAACTACATGAACTGGAGTTTTAATAATCCTATTAAAATGGGTATTGCTATGGCTAATGTGCCTCAGTTTATGAAAGATTATATTAGAATAATAAACTCTGATTTTTTAAAAGAAAGAAGAGGAGGTATGGCTATTGAAGTTAACTTAGCTGATATTGCAGATTCTAATCCAGGTAATCTATTTTTAAGATTAAATAAAAAAGTTCTTGAAGCAGGGTTTAAACCTACGCAATGGGGTGATAGTAATGCTATTGCATTTGGTGGTGCTACTTGGTATCGTAATAGATATAATCAATTAATTAAAGAAGGTATGTCTGAATCAGATGCAGATGCTCAAGCTATGCTAGAATTTCAAGAAGTTTCTGAAACAGCACAGCAATCATCAAGAGTAGATAAAGTATCTAGACAACAAGCATCAGATATAGGTAGACTTATATTAGCTTTTGCTAACACACCATTGCAGTATGCTCGTGAAACTAGAAAAGCTACATCAGACTTAGTTAATCGTAGAGGTGATTGGAAAACAAATATTTCTAAAATACTTTACTATGGCGTTGCTCAAAATGTTATATTTACAGCACTGCAACAAGGTTTATTTTCTTTAATATTAAGTGATGCTGATGATGAAGAATACAAAGAAACAGATAAAAAATTAATGTATTCTTTAAATAGTGTTGCTGATGGTATATTAAGAGGTATGGGATATGCAGGTGCAGTAGTTGCTGCTCTTAAAAATCTTAGCATGGAATATTATGATCAAAGACAAAAAAGAGAAAAAGGAAAAAGAGTTTATGATGGAACTTTAAAGCTTGTTCAAAAAGGTCTTTCTATATCTCCGCCTATTAGTAAAAAAATAAGTGATATAGTTGAAGGTCAAAAGTTTGAAACATGGAAACAATATAAAAATGATCCGTTTTACCAAGGCTTTGCTTATGCTAATTATTTTTCAGGTTTAACTAATTTACCTGCTGATCGTGTATTTAAGAAAATAGAAAACTTAAAAGCAGCATCACAGGATAGTACTGAGGCTTGGCAGTCTGTAGCTTTAGCTTTAGGATGGTCACCGTATAATGTTGGAGTAGATATTGAATATAAAAATTCAAAAGCTAGTGAACCTAAAAAAATAAAAAAATTAAAATCTATTAAAAAACCAAAATCACCTGTACCAGATAAATTACCTGAAGGTGTATTAGGTAGAGCTAACAAAGATGGAACTATGGATATAAAACCTGGTTTAAGTGCTAAAAAAAGAAAAGAAGTAGTTGCTCACGAGCAAGTACATCTTGATCAATTTAAATCAGGAAAATTAGATTATACAGATTCTGATATAACATGGAAAGGCCAAAAAATTCCACGAACTGCTGATTCAAAAATACTTTACAATGGTAAATTATATATAGAAGGAGCTAAACAACTTCCGTGGGAACAAGAGGCTAATAAATTAAGTAAACAAAAATTATCATAATATGAAAACACCTATAAACTTTTTTGATCCAAATAAATTTAAAAAAGATATACAAGATGAAGCCGCTGAAGACGCTGTAGATATAAAATCTGTTAGAGAAGGAACTCTTGAAAGAAAACAGAAAGTTAATGAAGATAAAGATTTTGTTAAAGAACAAAAAAACAAAGCTTTAACAAATGCAGATGCTAATGACGTCTCTCTTGGCCTTGATTCAGGTAGTTCAGCTAAACAAATTAGATCAGAAAAAAGAAGAAGGATGCAGGACATTCGCGATAAAGAAATAGGTGCAAAAAGAACTGATCGCAGAAATAGACGTGTTGAAAGGATGGCTAATAGAAATAATATGACAACTGAGGAAGCGCGTAAGTATTACGATACTAGGATGGAAACAATGTCTGCTTATAACGTAACAAAGAAAAAAGAGCAAGATGCTACCGCATTAGACCAAAAAGAAAATTCTAATGATGATGTTATAAAAAATTTATTATTTCCTGAAACTAGCGGAGGTAAAAATATGGAAACCAATTCTTCTGATAGAAAATATACATTTGGTAATTTTATGGGATCATAATAAATAAAAAAAGGGGAGCAAACCATTACGGCAAGCTCCCCT